AGTTCAAAGGTTTTGAGTTCAGTATTGACGACAAGAAAATTGTTTTCTCCCCGGGAGATGCTGCAGAGCTCAAGAAGGTTCATTCAACACCATTCAGCTTTATTAATAAGTATGTGGGTGAAGATGGCTTAATGAAGGATGCATCAGGATACCATAGAGCCTTATCAATTGCAATGAACCCTGACAAGTTTGCCAAGTTCTTTTACGAACAAGGGCAGGCTGATGCAACTGACGACGTCACAAAGAAAATTAAAAATGTGCAAATGTCTGAGCGTCGAGCGCCTGAAACAATCAATAAGGGTGGAATGCAAATACGAGAAGTTAATCCCGATACAGGTCGCGGATTAAAAATTAGAAGCGCAAAAAGAATATAAACAATTTAAAAAGAAAAAAAAATGTCTTTATTATCAACACCGGGGTATCAGTTACAGCCAAGTGCTGAGCAGGTGCCATTGTCAACTAACTACATGACAAACTTTAACTTCATGAATCAGTACTTACCTGATACATATGAAAAAGAATTTGAGCGTTACGGAAATCGTACCGTTGCATCTTTCTTACGTATGGTAGGAGCTGAGATGCCATCTATCTCTGACCAAATCAAATGGGCAGAACAAGGTCGTCTTCACACGAAGTATACTAAAGTTGTTTCTACAGCAACATTATCTAACGCAGACAGCGCAACATTCCAAGTGAATGACTTGAACGTATCAGGTATCGCTATCCGTGAAGGACAAACTGTAATGATTACACCTAACGTAGCAGGTCCTACACAGAACAAAGCTATCGTTACTGCGGTTAACACTGCTACTGACCAATTCACAGTTGCTTTCTACGAAGCTAACGGTATGACTAATGGTTCTACAGCAAATGAGTTTACTGTATTTGTTTACGGTTCTGAGTTCAAAAAAGGAACTACAGGAATGATTGGTTCTTTGGAAGCTGAAGACGAAATCTTCGCTAACTCTCCAATCATCATCAAAGACAAGTATGCAGTATCAGGTTCTGATATGGCTCAAATTGGATGGATTGAAGTAACAACTGAGAATGGTGCTACAGGATACCTTTGGTATTTGAAATCAGAGCACGAAACTCGTTTACGTTTCGAAGACTACTTAGAGACTTCAATGTTAGAAGCTGTTCCTGCTGAATCAGGTTCAGGTGCTGCTAACTCAGGTATCAACCCAATTTACGGTAACAAAGGTTCTGAAGGAGTATTCTACGTTGTTAACTCTCGCGGTAACGTATGGGGTGGTGGTAACCCAACTACCTTGGCTGACTTTGATACAATCATCTCTCGTTTGGACAAACAAGGTTCTATCGAAGAGAACGTATTGTTCTTAAATCGTGATTTCTCTTTTGACATCGACGATATGTTAGCTGCACAAAACTCTTACGGAGCAGGTGGTACTTCTTATGGTTTGTTTGATAATGACAAAGACATGGCCTTGAACTTAGGTTTCACAGGATTCCGTCGTGGTTATGACTTCTACAAAACAGATTGGAAATACTTGAACGACCCAACAATGCGTGGTGGATTGACAGCTTCTGCAACAAGCCCGTCAACAGCTAACGTAATTACAGGTTTATTAGTTCCTGCAGGTTCAACAACTGTATACGACCAAATTCTTGGTAAAAACGCTAAACGTCCGTTCTTACACGTTCGTTACCGTGCTTCTGAGACTGAAGACCGTCGTTACAAAACTTGGATTACAGGTTCTGCCGGAGGTGCTGCAACAAGCGACTTGGATGCAATGGAAGTTAACTTCTTGTCTGAGCGTGCTGTATGTACACTTGGTGCAAACAACTTCGTATTATTCCGTTACGGAGCATAATCTTAGGATTCACAAAAAGGGGAGTGTTCTCAAGAACACTTCCCTATTTTTAATTTCAATTATATCATATCATGAAAAGAGTAAAGCTAAAGCCTGCTGACCGTTTGTACAGGCTAAAAAATGAGAAAGCACCATTATCCTTTATGTTGGCTTCTCGAAACAACAAACGATTCCCATTACTTTGGTTTGATGAAGAAGAAAATGTAAATCGCCCAATGCGATATGCAATCAACCAAAAATCACCGTTCGAGGACGAACAAGACAACAACCCACTTGTAGAACCAATTATTTTTGAGAATGGATTCTTATCTGTTCCAAAACAAAACCCTGTTTTGCAAGAGTTCTTGTATTACCATCCGATGAATGGTCATGTATTTGAAGAAGTAGATAGCGAGAGAGATGCTCAAGCAGAGGTAGAATACCTAACAGCTGAAGTTGATGCGTTAATCAAAGCTCGTGAGCTTTCAATCGAAGAGCTTGAGAATGTTTACCGAGTTCTATTTAATCGTGACGTAAGCCGCGTAACATCGGCAGAGATGAAGCGTGACGTACTTATCTACGCTAAAAACTATCCTGCGTCTTTCTTGGATGCACTTGATGACCCAATGTTGAGACTTCAGTCTCAAGTACACGTATTCTTTGATATGGGACTATTGGCATTCAGAAGCAACAACAAAGAGGTATGGTATAGTACACCAACCAATAAAAAGAAAATGATGAACATTCCTTACGGAGAAGACCCGTATGTATTGGTTTCAATGTATCTTCAGACAGATGAAGGTGTTGAAGCATTAAAAATGTTAGAACATCATTTAACTAATTCATAAATATTAGTATATTTGTAGAGTTCTAATACTCGTTCTTTTGTTTAAGTAGAGGTCGCATTTTGTGACCTCTATTTTTTTGTATCTTTGTGAAAAGATATTCTCATGATTAATTCTGTAAGAAACGCTGTACTATCCATATTGAATAAAAATAATTACGGATACATCTCGCCTTCTGACTTCAATCTATACGCTAAGCAAGCACAGACTGAGTTGTACGAGGAGTATTTCAGTAGTTATAACAAGACCATTAATATGGAAAATGCCCGCATGGCCGGGACAGAGTACGCTGATATTGAAAACAATATTTCTGAGGTACTTGAGTCTTTCATTAGAACTGACTACTTGACTCAGGTTGCACCAATTACAAATCAATACTATTTCCCGTCTTTAACAACAACGGGTTATAATGCATATATGATTAGTAAGCTTACTTGCTATAGCCCAACAGGCGCTCGCCTTGGTGAGGCAGAAAAGGTTGCAAATGCCCGCATTAACATGCTATTAGACTCAATGCTTACAGCGCCAACAAACAAATATCCGGCATATATTATTGAGGAGGAGAAGATTACAATCTATCCTGATACACTTAATACACCAACATCACTGAAGTGCTCTTACTTCCGTCTTCCAAAAGACCCGAAGTGGACGTACATCAACTTATTGAATGGTGAGCCATCATTCGACCCATCACAGCCTGATTATCAAGATTTCGAGCTTCCTGCTGAGGATGAGTATAAATTAATTACAAAGATTCTTGAGTACTGTGGTATGTCCATCAGAGAATCAGAGGTTACTCAGTTTGGTATGGCACAGCAACAACACGAAGAGCCTACATTTAGTCAACAACAATAATAAGACATGGGATATATTTCACAGTATCAGTATTATGAAAATGGCGGTAATGCGCCTGAGGATGCAAATTGGGGCTCATATCAGTATGTGAGCCTATATCAAATTGTTAACAACTTCATGTTGATGTATGCGGGTAACCACTCGCTAGTTAATAATGAGGAGAGATATAAGATTTTGTTTCACGCAAAGAGAGCAGTTCAAGAGCTTAACTACGATGCGTTTAAAGAAATTAAAGTCCTACAGCTTACTATATGCGACCAACTTAGATTTGTTTTACCATCTGACTATGTGAATTGGGTGCGTATCTCTCTATATAAGGATGGATATATTCGCCCTATGAGCGAGAATATTCAGGTTCAGTCATCTAAGGCTTACCTTCAAGACCATGACTGTAAGATTCTTTTTGACCAAGATGGAAATGCACTTGAGCCTCAGTTCTCTGAACTTGACTTCGATAGAATAATGGGTACTCAGAAGAGTATTTACCTTAATCCGGGTAACCAATTTAATGGTCAGAGTGGTTGGAACTACGATGGCAATTGGTATTTTGAGCGTACAGTAGGCAAGCGTTTTGGTCTTAATACTGAAACAGCAAATGCTAATCCTACATTCACAATTGACAAGAAAGCAGGAGTAATTAACTTCAGCTCACATATGGCTGATGAGTCAGTTATCCTTGAGTACATCTCTGATGGGATGGAGAATGGTGATGATTCATTGATTACTGTAAATAAATTATTTGAAAAATATGTTTACGCATATATCGAATATGAGATTTTAAATCATAAATTAGGGGTTCAGGAATATGTTATTTCAAGAGCTCGTAAGGAGAAGGCATCCCTTCTGCGCAACGCAAAGCTTAGACTAAGTAACATTCATCCGGGAAGACTATTAATGAACCTTAGAGGTCAAAATAAGTGGATAAAGTAATATGACTAAAATTACAAGAAATTTCAATCAGGGAAAAATGAACAAGACCTTCGATGAGAGGGTTGTTCCTGATGGGCAGTATATTGACGCACTTAATGTGCGCATGGGGTCCACTGAGCTAAGTAACATTGGAGCTATTGAGAATACTAAGGGAAATCTTCCGCTTACTAACTTGATATATACTGATGGTACGCCACTTAGTGATGAGGCAAGATGTATCGGTGCATTTGAAGATGGAGCCAATGAAACCGTATATTGGTTTGTACATGACCCGAAGTTCCCCGTTGGAGCCACAGGTAAGCTTGACCTAATTGTATCTTTTAATACACTTACAAATATACTAACGTATCACGTTATTAGTATTGATAATGGAGGAGGTGTAAATACTACACTGAATTTCAATGAGATATACGTTATCACGGGAATAAATAAGGTAGATGACCTATTATTTTGGACAGATGACTACAATCCGCCTAGATTTATAAATGTAACTACAAATTACCCTAATCCAATTGGTAATGTGGATTACGATGTTCTAGGTGTTGCTAATCCTGATATTTTACAAGAGAGACTTCTTGTTATAAAGCAGCCTCCAATTGAGTCTCCTGAGATTCAGTTGACAACACTTCCGGGTCAGGAGAACTTCTTATCTGAGCGTTTTATATGTTTTGGTTATAGACACCGATATGCTGACAATCAGTATTCGGCTATATCTCAGTTTTCTGAGCCGGCATTTATTCCTCAACCATTTAGCTTTAGTAATGATAGCTACTTGAATGATGGTATGGTTAATGAGTTTAATACTGCAATTATCACCTACAATACAGGTGGTCCTTTAGTAGTTGGTATTGATTTGCTATTCAAGGAGATGGAGAGTAGCGTGATTCGTGTTATTGAGAAGCTAAATAAAGCAGAGCTTGGTCTATCAGATAACACAGACTATACATTTTCATTTACAAATAGTAAGATATTCACGATACTTCCTGAGTCAGAGATTTTAAGGCTTTACGATAATGTGCCTTTATTAGCAAAAGCTCAGACAATGATGGGTAACCGACTTATGTACGGTAACTACCTTGAGGGTTATGACCTAATTGACAATAATGGATATCCTGTAAAGTTCGAGTATTATACCAACTTAGTGACTGAAGAGATTGGTCTATCAACTCTTACAAATACATTTACTAATGGTGCATTTAATATTGATGGAGCTCAGACAGTTAGTAATGCCGTATTGAATGTTGATTTGTCAGGGATACCACTAAAAGCGGGGTCTGTAATAAACATTGATTTCGCATTAACTCACGGTACATTTACAGGTAGCACACCTTTTCCAACTCAGACAAATGATAATGTAGATATATCTTTTACTTATTATCTACCTACTGACTTTTCATCTGTCTTTGACATGGTGTCAAGTACATCATTTCAAGAGGCAGTTGGATTGGTTACTAATGTTCAGACAATGCCAAATGCATGTCTAGGCACCACGCTTTCAGACGCATATAACTGTGCAATGAATCAGAACTTGAACTCCTATACTAAGTGTACGAGTGGTATTAACTCCCCTAATTTATTGGCATCAGCAGTATGTATATTTGGTAGTGATATAATATCATTTCAATTTCCTGCTGTTGCATATAGCGATACATGTGTATCTCCTTCATATACCGCATATGAGTACATGGAGATATCATCTGCAGAGTCATCAATTCAGTCAATTTCTCAGAATCAGAGTTTACATAGCAATAGAGACTATGAGATTGGTATTGTGTACATGGATGACTTTAATAGGTCAAGTACTGCGTTAGTTAGTCCATTAAATACTGAGCACGTACCGTGTAGTAACTCAGATACTAAGAATAGCATTGTTGTAGTAATACCTGACACTCAGATTGCTCCATATTGGGCAACAAGATATAAGCTTGTTATCAAAGCGGATAGAGAGGGATACGAGACTATATTTAGTAATGTGTTCTTTATAGACCCCGAGACAGCAAATGCATGGTTCTTATTGGAAGGAGAAAATGCACGTAAGGTTGAGGTAGGTGATAGACTTATTGTAAAGGCAGACACAGCAGGTCCTACTGACTCATGTGCATATGCTACTGTACTAGATAAACAGTCTCAGAGCACTAATTTTATTACTATACCAAGCCCATCTAATCCAACAACAAACATTCCTATTCCCGCGGGAGTATACATGAAGATTAAGCCTAATAACTTTAACGCTCAGTTTACTGAGAACTCATTTATTAGCCCGGGAAATATAACAGACGAATCAATGATTCAAGGGTACGCTCCTTGGGTAGCATATCCAATGAATATTGCTGACCCTGCTACCCCGGGGATGTATATTGACTATGATGTACCTCAGGGAACAAGAATTAAAATGTCCTTTAAGTTTCAGAGAGGAAAAGAAGATGGAGGTGGACAGGGATGTGAGACTCGTATATATACCTTAGAGAAGACATTAGTGTCACAAGGTAACTATACTGACATGTACGATTGGTTTATTAGTGACAACGTACAGGGAATACTAGATGATGGTACTCAGTACGTAAGTGGAACAGGTAACTGCGCGATTGGAAATATATTCTATAGCCCATTGCTTGTAGCAACAGGAACAGGTTCATTACCTGCAGGATTTCCTACACCAACTGTATGTGTAAACTTCTATCAATTCGGAAGAGTTCCATCAAGTAATGCATTGTATTTATATGTATCAGGTACTCCTGTATGTGGGCAAAAAGATTCTCTTGTTGAGGTGAATATTGAGGTGTATAGGTCTGAGACTACGTTTGTATTTGAGACTGAGCCAACTGACACGCTTCCTGATGTATTCTATGAGAACAACTTATCTTTTGAGATTAATAGCCAAGGCGAGCACCAAGGTAATCTTGGTAGCCAAAACTTTAGTACAGGTAGCCCTGCTATTATTGACACAGGATTCTTTAACTGTTATGCATTTGGGAATGGTGTTGAGAGCTACAAGATTAGAGACTCGTTCTTTGGTAACTACATCACACTTGGTAATAAGGTTACGTCAATATCTGCAGAAGACTATAGAGCTATTAGGAGATATGCTGACATAACATATAGCGGCATATATAATAACGAGAGTAACGTCAATAAGCTCAACGAGTTTAACCTTGGTCTAATTAACTTCAAGCAATTAGAGCGCTCATTTGGACCTATCTTTATTATGGATGCGCGTCAGACTGACGTACTTGTCCTGCAGGAAGATAAGATTTCATATGTATTAGCAGAGAAAAACTTGTTATCCGATGCCGGAGCAGGTGGTGCACTTACATCTGTACCTGAGGTGTTGGGTACACAGATTGCTCGAGTTGAGAAGTATGGTATTTCGTTTAACCCTGAGAGCTATATTCAGTGGGGTGAAGATAGATTCTTTACTGACGTGAAGAGAGGTGCTGTTATCAACTTAAGAGATAGCGAGACAGGACTAAGTGAACTCAAGGTCGTATCTGACCTAGGCATGACCACTTGGTTTAGAGACCTATTTAACGCTGATTTTGGAACACAAAAGCTTGGCGCATATGACCCTTATTCAGACGAGTATGTATTAAGCTCAAATAATCAAAGAGTTCCTTATGTAACTCAGTGTATTTCATGTGGAACAACCCAAGAGTTTACTATTTCAGAGGCAAGTAAACGATTTGATTACTGCGTTAACGTAGGTCAGCTTGTTGGAGATGTAAATATTACATATAACATTATCAGTATTGAGGTTGATGCTACATTTGAGTTACAAGCCGACTACAACGGTAACTCATATACAACAGGACCTGTGAATACTGACGGTGTGCTTACTGTGCCAAAGGACTCTGTGTCTTTGGAGGAGATAGCAATCAGTATCAGTACAGTTGGAGGAGCTGCTGTTGTTGAGATAACTGTAGACTGTCCAACAGCTAAAACACTTAGAGTGTTTGAGGTTGTCCTTACATCAAATGAAGATGCAGGATACAGCATTTTTAGTCAATGGAGATATACTGACGGGACATTTGTTGGTTCACTTCAGAATAACTTGGTTATATTCTCTTCAGGTGTTAACCCTATCGTATCAAGATATAATGTTGTATCAGGATTACAGGGGGCATCAAACATACCAACTGATGGTAGTATGGTTAGAATGGCATCAAATAAATTGTTCCCAACGAACTATGATTTTGACCCTTCTCAGAATAAATTCATGTATCTTCGTACTAATACGCTATATAATAACAATACTGTTGATATAAATGCATTAGTTGCAGCTGCAAATACAGGTATTACAGCGGGAGGTGGTACATACTACTACTCAGATATAAATGCAGGTTTTGGAGATGACTATTTATACTTAATTTGGGACCTAAGAAGCTCATACGAGGTAAGCTTGTGTTACTCAGTAGACCCGCTTGATGTGTTTAACGTGTGCTGCTACTGTGACCCATGTGAAGACCCATGTAGAGAGTGGTTTCTTCAGAACGTAGGTGATGGAACGGCAGTAGTTAACTATACCAACTGTGACAATGAGCCTATTTCATTATCATTAGGAAATGGCGCATCTCAGTATATATGTGGCCTATCAAGTGCTGAGCCACCATATGTTGTATCAGGAGGAGTAATTATAACAGTATCGCAGGCATGCGGTTGTAGAGGATAAAATAAAATACTATGGCATATTATTTAGATGGACCATCTTTAGCATTATCAACATCAGTATACACTGACGCAGCGCTCACTATATGTGCGCCTGATGGTGTATACTCAGATGGCTCAATTACAAGGGTCCTAGCAGGATGCGTATTAGGAAGTTCAAAGTTCTGCCCATCATGTGGAGAGGAATGTGGTAATAGAGTAGACAATGACCAAAAACCTGCAGGCACATATATCTCTATTACAGATTTGGGTAATGACCCCGGAGATACAGGAGCTGTAATAATAAGATTTAATCCAAGTGATTTAGGAGGTGTTGAGACACCTAAAGGTATTATCGTTACATATGACGGAGTAAACTATAATTCATTCAGTTCGCCTGTATATGGATTGCTTACAGCTCCAACTAATTTACCTGTGTACATTGGTAAACAGAGTGATGACTGCGGAATTGTATCGGGAAGCCCATTTGTATTACCAAATAATAATTGGGATGTAAGTACTTCAGATTATGTATACAACGGTACCACAAGCTCAGTAAGTGTACTTCCTTCTCAGGTTCAAACCAATATAAGTTCTGCCGGAGACTGCATTATGGTTATACCAAAGCTTAGCCTTAACCCATCATCTTTAGATGTAACTGTGCACGGACCGTGTTTTTATGCAGGATTTAAACTAACAGTTGAATGTCCTACTCCGTTATTTCCTACTTATACAAGTCAGGTAGGTATAACACCTGATGCAATCTGTCAGTACGAGGACAACTTAATATACTACAACGCACCTGTAAACGGTAACGGAACAATCCTTGGTCTATTTGATTGGATTTTTATAGACATTAACGGAGAGGTACTTGCGTCTGATGGGTACTACTACGCACCAAGTATGCTACCTAATCCATATGATTGGTTCTTTGTTCAGAGTGGTATTATTACTCAGATGGGTCAGTGTACATACAATGGCTTTGTACTTAGAAGATGTACGGACGGACAGACATTAGTAGCAGGATTTGGAGGAGTTCCGGGAGTGGCTATTGGTGACTTTGTTACAATAACAAACCCGCTATACTCAGCATGTGTTTGGGAGGTAATTGCTAATTCATCAGCTACTCCAACTGAAACCATAGACACCCTTACCCCTTATACGTCATGCTCAGACTCATGTGCAAGCTATAGTATTGATAATATGACAGGTTCTACTCAGACTGCAAACTATGTTGACTGTGCCGGAGCTTCTCAGTCAGTTTCTGTAGCAGCATACTCAACTGAGTATGTATGTGCAAGGGTGGGAAGCGTTACAGTTCCGGGAAGTCCGGCAGGAGTATTAATTACAGTTGACTCATGTAGCTGTTAATTTTAAGATATGGAATATACACTAACATACAGTAATCTTGTGGGAGGATGGCCGTCCTTCTACTCGTACATGCCTGATTGGATGATTGGGATGAATAACTATTTCTACACATTCAAGGGTGGTAACTTATATCGTCATAACGTGAATGCACTGAGAAATAACTTCTACGGAGACCAATACAACTCTACAATTACAAGTGTATTTAACGATGCTCCCACTACAAATAAGCTATTCAAGACGCTTGCACTACAGGGAGATGACACTTGGGCAGCAACTTCAGTTGTGACTGACATTCAGAACAGTGGCTTTGTTGATGCAGATTGGTTTGAGAAGAAAGAGCAGGTATATTTTGCATTTATCAGAAACTCAGGAACAGTTCCTGCGGGCACTGATGAGTATGCACTCCGCTCACTAAATGGTGTAGGAAGAAGTCAGGCTGTATCGGGTCCGACAGCGGCTACTCAGATTGACTTTTCAATCTCGCCACTTATTCAGATTGGGTCTATTGCAAGCATCGGTGACTACCTATACTACTCACTGCCTCCATATTCTACACCTGTATTATGTGGTCAGATAACGAGTATTATACAGAACTATCCGGCAGGTGATAACTACTTTGTAGTAGATACAACCATTGCAGGGGGAGCTGTGCCACCTATTCAGGATGCATACTTCTTATATATTAAAAACTCTATAGCTGAGTCACATGGTGTCTTAGGACACTATGCTGTATTCACATTGGAGAACGACAATACATCAAAAATTGAATTATTTGCTGTAGAGTCAGAGGTTATGAAAAGTTTCCCTTAAAAAACTTATCTTTGTAATTAACTTAAAGTAAACATTATGTGGCAAGCAGTAGCAGCGCTAGGTGTACAGGCAGCAACAGGAATAATATCATTAGCTCAAGCACAAAAAGCTAAGAAAGAGCAAGAAAAGGCAGATAAGATTGTGGCTGAAAAAATGCAGCAGGCATATAATATCTTAGATAAGAATGTATATGCAGCAATTGCACTTCCAACAAAGCAGTACAATATTCAGCGCGAAGCACTTGCAGCTCAAGGAGCTCAGGTGGTGGAGGCAAGTAGAGAGAGTCAACGGACAGCAGCAGCGGCAGCGGGCTCAACCATGGCTCAGTATAACAATGCGCTAAGAGGTATTCAGGCAGAGGCAGAGAATCAGTACTACGACCTTGAGCTTACTAAGGCTCAAGAGCAGGCTCGTAAAGATGATATCAGAACAGGCCTAAAGCTATCAGAGGCAGAAGGAGCTCAGGCTGCATCAGCAATGTATGCAGAGCAAAAAGGGCAAGCTACTCAGCAGGCTATATCATCAGGTATCGGAGCGCTCGGACAGGGGCTATCAATGGTTCCTTTATTTAAGGCAACACCACAGCAGAGAACAATATCAGACCTTCAGGCAAGTTACGGAAAGGCAGTTAAGTCAGGTCAGCTAGGCTCTTCATTCTTAAACGAAAAAGGCGAACCAATTGGTTTTGAAAAATCAATCCTAAAGAATATGGCGCTTTCAGATGAGGAGATTAATGCACTTGATATATTTGATGATAAGGCTAAGGGAATTATTAATCCTAAAAAATTTGAAGCATATCTTGGACAGAGGGATGTAAATGACCTTAACGATATATATAAGACAGGATTTACCCCTTCATACCTACAGCAAGTAGACCCTACAGACCCATTTAACTACACAAGAAGAACAAACTAAAATCACATGGCTGAATCATATTACAAATTTGCGGAACGTAGCGCTGAATCTCAGGTAAATTGGGCTGAGGTTGGAAGAAGCGTCTCTGAGATGCTCTTAGAAGATGCAGCAGTAAGAGAGCAGAAAAAGACCGCTATTGACGAGGCTTCTCGTCAGTTTGGACAGGTGCTAGCAAATGCGCCCACAGGTGAGTTTAAACCTGCTAATGAATGGATATTAGAATATGCCAATGATGCAACTCAGGCAATGTTACTTCAGGACAGATTACTTAAGCAGGGTGCTCTAAGCTTAAAGGACTATACTGTTCAGCGTCAGAATATAAATGACAGCACGAATCAGATGTTCGAGATATCTAAGAAGTATCAAGACAAGTTTACCGAAGCAAAGAAGAGAGCTGAGAGCGGTATTGCTCAGGATACTGAGATGTGGCTTAAGACACAGGCAGAGGGTCTTAGTAACTTTACAAACACAAAGGCATATATTAATCCGACTAACTATCAGGTATCAATCTCTAAATTAAAGAAAGTTGTTGGCTCTGACGGAAAAGAAGTTCTAACAATGGACGATAGTCCGGATGGAAGAATGACAATAAACCAATTGAATAACTACTTGGATATTAACCTAGATAAGTACGATTATACTAAAGCTGTTGATGACAAAGTAAACTCATTGGGTTCTTATGTAGTTACAGAAGTTAAAAACCTTCCTATCTATAGGACATATGGTATTACTCAGATTGCAGACCCTACAGTTAGAGCTAAGTTTGGTATTGAGCTTACTGATGCAGAAAAGAAATCACTCAGTACATTTGAACAGTGGGAGACAGCTACAATTGACGCTCAGTTAGCAAATCCATTTAATCAGATGAGCGTATTAACAGATGCACTTGACGTTGACCCTAATACAGGTGAAGAGTATATTCCTACGTTTGATGCGGCACTTGCTCAGACAAGTTCTAAGTATATCCTAATAGATGATGATGGCTCAGGAATGATTCAGCCTAAGTTTACTAAGGAACAAGATAAGGTAGCAACTGACTTCATGCGCACCATTATCCGTAATTCAATAGACCAAGAGCGCAAGACTGATACACAGGCTAAGCCTTCTACTGAGTATGCTCCTGAGTATACATTGACTAGAGGTGACGCAGCTAGAGAGAAAGAGTCAAACGCAACATATTGGAATCAATTATGGTGGGGTGATTCACGTCAAAAGACAGCAGCAGCTCAGGCATTGCTTGGAAGCACAATTGCACAGCAAGCAGGTCTATTAGCTATTGATGCAAAATCTATTCCGGGGTCTGTTGTATTAAAGTATGCAGATGGCGCTAAAAATAGAACAGTAAAACTATCAGACTTTAAGCCTGCTGAATGG